GTGCCAACCTGGCCGATGCCAACCTGGCCGATGCCTACCTGGCCGGTGCCAACCTGGCCGATGCCTACCTGGCCGGTGCCTACCTGGCCGGTGCCAACCTGGCCGATGCCTACCTGGCCGGTGCCTACCTGGCCGGTGCCTACCTGGCCGATGCCTACCTGGCCCGTGCCAACCTGGCCGGTGCCAACCTGGCCGATGCCGACCTGGCCCGTGCCAACCTGGCCCGTGCCAACCTGGCCGGTGCCAAGCTGGCCGGTGCCAACCTGGCCGATGCCTACCTGGCCGATGCCTACCTGGCCGGTGCCAAGATTCTCGACGATGACGGCTCCGACCTGATCCTGGTCGGCAAGCGCCCCTACTTCCAACTCGGGCCAATCGGCAGCGAGTCGCGGCAGTTCGTCGCTTACATCACGGACAAGGGGCTTCGGCTTCGGGCTGGTTGCTTCTTCGGCTCGCGGGACGAGTTCCTGGCGAAGCTGGCGGACCGACACGGCGATAACGAACACGCGCAGGAGTACCGGGCTGCTGTCGCCCTGATAGACGAACACGTGCGGCTGTGGACGCCCGGGGAGGACGCATGAGCGCCAACCCCCTCTACCTGGGCTACCTCTACCAAGCCGACTGGCTGGAGCAGGTGTACGCAAAGCTGACCGAGGACGAGCTGGCGCAGGCCCAGCAGGCATCGGTGCGGGCATGAGCGCCGTTCCCCACATGGACCGCGAGGAATGGGTAGACGACTACGCCCACTCGCTGTACGACCAGCGAATCCAGGACAGTAGCCGCGTCCGCGACGAAATCTCCTGGTTCTTCACGATTGGCTCTGGCGACACGCTGGAAGAGGCTGCGACTGACTTCTACCAAGCGTTCGACGCCGCACAGACGAATGAGGCAATGGCTGCGGCCGGGCTGGCGCTGTTCATGACGCTACAGGGGCGGGTCGCAACTGCAATCCGCGCTGAAGCAATGCTCGACGCCGAGGCCGCATATGAGCGGGCTACTGCGCGGCCGGACGATCTGGAGCGTGCAGCGTGAGCGCCATGACCGAGGTCAAGCCGGTGGCGTTGTCTGATCGAATCAGGCGCGAGGGAGACTTGTCCAGCAGGGCCGGTCAGTTGGACAGGTTGTACGGGCTTGCTGACGAGGTAGACGCCCTCCGCGTTGAGGTAGAGGGGCTGCGGGCCGACGCGGAGCTGCTGAGGGATGCTCTACGGGAATCACTCGATTGCATGGCCTATGTGAGTCCGCACCATCAGGATGCCCCGGGATGGCTTGGGCGTGGTGACGCCATTGCCAAGGCTCGCGCTGCACTCGCTCGCATCACCCCAGCCAAGGAGGCCCAGGATGGACGCTAATCCGAACGCCCCCGCGTTTCCGCCGATGCACGACCCGAGAAGCCATGAGTTTGGGCTGACCAAGCGCGAGCTGATCGCGGCGCTGGCGATGCAAGGGTTTCTGTCAAACCCGCATGTGGCAGAGAAGTACAAAGGCCACATCCATGTAGACGTGGTTTCAATGATTGCCCTGCGCGCAGTTGAGTACACCGACGCCCTCCTGGCCGAGCTGAGCAAGCCAACCCTCACCCCCGCCCAGCTCGCCGAGGGGGATTACACGTCGAGGATGGGGTCATGAGGCGGCGTATGTCCCGCGAATCCTGGACCGGCCCGGACGGTCTCCTGCCGATGGCAGCGATGGGCGGACTGCTCACCCTGGCCGGCGTGATCGTGATGGCGCCCGACCTGTTCCGTAGCGCCGTTAAGGGAGTGCTGCTGTGGTTCTGACTTGCGAACGACCGTTGAACAGCAGCGAGCGCGAACGAAACTGGCGTCCGCTGTACGAAGCATTTGCCAAATATGAGAGTGGCGGCGTGGAAGGACACGCACGGCCAGCCACCAGCGGGGCATCCGTCGAGGATGCGAGAAGGCTTCCTAGGTCAGCCGCCGAAGGCCCGCACAGCAGGTGTCGAATCCTGCCCACTCTCACCCCTACGCCCGGAGGCCCGCCCTCCCCCTGTGCCCCCTGCAACGGTGGGTCTCCGGGCTCCTACAGCGGAGGCGGACATGAAATGGCTTAGCGATGAGCCGCCAGATGTTACCGACCCGAACGAACCAGCCCTTCCCACCGACGACCAAGCCGAACTGACCGGAGGTTACAACCATGGCACTGAGGATTACCCGGGCTTCTGACCCTATCGTTGTTGAGCGCCTTAGCATCTGCATCTACGGCCAGCCTGGCGCTGGCAAAACTTCGCTTGCGTTCACCGCAGAACGGCCGCTCCTGCTGGACTTCGACCAAGGCGCGCATCGAGCAACTGGTCGCAAGGACACTGTGCAGGTTCGGCAGTGGAGCGATGTGGCCGGCATTGGTGAATCTGATGTCGCGGACTTCGACACCATCATCCTGGACACCGCTGGCCGAGCCCTGGACTGCCTGTCTTCCGACATCATGCGCAGAAACCCCAAGGCGGGCCGTGGTGGAGCACTCACGCTTCAAGGCTACGGAACACTTAAGACTGAGTTCTCGGCCTTCCTGAAGCTGCTGAAGGGTTTTGGCAAGGACGTGGTTCTGATCGCTCACATGGACGAGCAGCGCAATGGCGATGAAATGATTGAGCGCCTGGACGTTCAGGGCGGCAGCAAGGGCGAGATATACAAGGCCGCTGACGCGATGGGGCGAGTATTCGTCAAGGGTGGCGCACGGCAGCTTGACTTCAGCCCGAGGGAAGGGTCATTCGGCAAGAACCCTGGCCAACTGGATGTTCTGGATATTCCGCATCCTGATCGCGACCCGGGATTCCTGGGTGCTGTCATACAGTCGATTAAGGACAAGTTGAACGAGCTGACGGCCGAGCAGGCAGAGGCCCAGGATCGGCTCGGGAAGTTGCGCGAAGCTCTCGCTGACGCTGAAGATGCCGAGGCGGTCAACAGCCTTCTTCCTCAGGCCAAGGATGCCGGGAACTCCGGCAAAGCTCTCCTGCACGCCAGGGCTCTAGAGCTCGGGCTTTCCTTCGACAAGGACGCTCGGGAATACGCGCCCACGAAGGCGGCCGCCTGATGCTGGCTCGGGTATCCAGCATTGAGACCTTCAGGCGGTGGCGTCTGGACGAGGAACTGGGCGCTGCTGACCTTGTGGCCCGGCTCGTCGACTTCCAGCCTACAGAGCGAATGCTTGCAGGTACTGCATTCCATCGGGCGCTAGAGCTTGCCATCCCTGGAAGCTATGACCGCTTGGAGGCGAACGGCTATACGTTCCTGTTCGGCGATGGCGAAATCGCTCTGCCGGACGTGAGGGAGCTGCGGGCCTACGGAAGCTATGGCCCTCTCGTGGTGACCGGGCAAGTCGATGGCCTGCTTGGGAAGCGGATAGACGATCACAAGTCCACGCAAAGCTTTCGCCCGGAAGGTTACCTAGAAGGGTGTCAGTGGCGCTTCTACCTGGACATCTTCGGCGCTGACGTTTTCCGTTGGAACGTCTTTGAACTGGTACCCAGCCGTGACGAGGACAAGACCTACATGGTCAAGTCGCCGCACATCCTGGAGCAGTACCGCTACCCGGGCCTGCACGACGACTGTATGGACCTCGCGAGGGACTTCCACGAGTTCGCGTCCCTGCACCTCCCCAACCACACCCCAAACTTAGAGGCAGCATAACCATGGCCCAGGTAATCGAACGCTACAACGTTTCAGCAGGCAAGCCGTACACCACTCGCGACGGCCAGGAAAAGAAGCAGTGGGTGAACATCGGCCGCGCCACGAAGTGGGATGACGGCGGGATCAGCATCGAGTTCACCGCGATGCCGGTTGGCAACTGGTGGGACGGCAAGGCATCCCTGTTTCCTCAGGACGACAACAAGCAGGGCAACGCCGCCTCGTCGTCTAGGCCGCAGCGTAACAAGCCGGAGGACCGCGTGCCTGGGGCGCAGCAGGACAGCTTTGACCAGGACCAAGACATCCCATTCGTCACGAATAGGGGGATATGGTGAGCGACATCCAAGCCAAATGCGTCGAATCCTACAGGCGCATCAAGAATCTCAAATTGGTGGCCGAGGAGATTGGCATACCCTGGCAGACCGTGTACGTACATCTGCGAGCAGTTGGAGAGCCGGTTACTGGGGACAAATCTCGCTATGGGAGCGATAAGGATCGGCTGGCGGCAAGAGCCGAGAGAATATTCAGTCAGTATGTTCCCGAGGCTGTCAATCAGAACGACTTTGAGTTTCAAGCAAAGGTAGATTTTAAGGTTGGCCCATACGCGGTTGACATCAAGAGCAGTAAGTGGAGGGATAACAGATTCTGCTTTTCCCTCAAGAAGCAAGAGCTTGTCGCAGACTTCTTCGTCTGCTTCGCCTTCCACGATGATGGGCGTTTCCACGTACTCGCTGTACCCGGCGAGTTGTGCAGGTTCATGCAGAGCATTTCGCTATCCACGCTAACCCGCTCTCGCTGGTGGGACTTCGAGATAGAGCCTGAGGAACTCTCGGACTTCTTCAAGCAAGTCCAGCGGGCGGATGAGGAGAAAGCCGCATGACCACCCAACCCCACCCCGCCCCCGCCGCGCTGCCGGAGTTGCTTTGTAGGCTCTACTCAACCGCCTATGCACACGGCCATCACGATACCGTCGAAGGCCAGTACACAGACGTGCACCAGAGCGATGTGGATACGTACTGGCGCGACAGGATCGAAGAGACCCTTTCCGCACTCGCCCTCCATGGCACCCCCGGCTCCGTTGCCTCGCGCGGCGGTGAATCGACTGGACCAGTAGTCGGGGGCGCCGCCATTGCTGAGCAGCCGAAGGCGGAGTCGCCCCGCTTGATCGGATGGCGGACGGACGACTATCTGATGGAGACGGCGGACAAGTCCGTTGCGCTCAACTGGCAAGTACATTACGGCATCCTGCCGATATTTGAGGGTGACCAGGAAACCAAACTCACCCAGCCGCAGCCCTCGGTGGACCATGCTATCCCTACGGACGAGGCCGGCATGCGCGAGTACCAGGTTCCCACGCCGGAGTCTGGTGACGAGCTGGCATCGTTCATAGCCAGCGTGGTGAATCGCGACCACGATTACGGAACGAGCGCCTATGCCATGAGTTTGGCGGCAACCGCCGCGTTCAATTACGTGGCCAAGCGGCTCGGCGTCACTGGATTCCAGGCCTCCTGCGCGGACATGGATGTGCTTCGTCGGACGCGAAACATCAAAGGACCGTTCCTCCTGATCGACGGTGAGAACGCCCTGTATCCGCAGTACGACCTGAAAGGACGGTTGGACGAGTTCCTGCGGGACATTCAGCCGTGGCTGGCCGAGCAAGCAGAGGCCAAATTGAAGGAGAACTCAGGCGCGGTAGCCGGAGTCGTGGAGCACTGGCAGCGTCTATCAGACCAGCACAGGGAGGGCGCGTGATGTGCGACTCATTTGCAGCGGACGGGAAAACCCCCACCTACAGCGTCTTTGGTCTTGGCGTCATGGTGAAGGCTGTCGATTTCAATCGACTGCTTGCCGCGCTACAGCAGGCACAGCCCGCGTATGACCGTGCGCTCGTGGCGGACATGCTGGACGACATAGCGGAGCGGTTCGGGAAGGGGTTCAGCGATAAATCTTACCGTGAACAAGCCCGCCTTCTCCGTGCCGCCGACAACGCCGACGCCGCTGGTGTGCATACGGCGCGACGTGAGCCTGACGACCTGACTGTGGCGTACATGCTGGGTCGGCACGACGGACGGAAGGAGCCGATACCCGAGCCGCAGGGGCTGGATGCGGCGGTGGAGGCTGGTGTCCGTGCAGCAGAGATTGCAAGCGACGCCCGTCTATCGAGGCACAAGGTCGTGCGGGCCATCATCGCTGCTGCGCAACCCCACCTGCGCGGGCAGGGTGTGCAGCACAGGGAAGACGCCTTGCCAAAGTCATACGCTGGGGAGAAACCCCGCCCCTACCACGAAACCCACGAACCGCCGCATTGCCCATCGTGTGAGTGCGATGTCGACGCAAAGGAGGTTCGGTGATGGATGGCCTGAACGTGGATCACCTGCCCGAGCGAGAGCGCTATATCCTGGACCTTGCCTACACGTCCATCGTGGGACTGTCGGGCAACGACAAGGCTTTCGCTGAGAAGATGATCGCGGATATCGTGAAGTTCGCGGACACGCTGTATCCAATTGGCTCGCCACCCACCCAGCCCGCCGGGGATGCGGTGCGGGATGTGGTGTCCAACCTGAGGCAATCCGCCAAGCTGGGGGACTACGATCCAGAGCAGATCGCATATCTTGAATCCATTGCTGACCGCCTGGAAGCCGCCCTCGCAGCGCCCGTGCAGCCGTCTGCCGACCGAGACCCTTACGAGGGCGCGCGCGAGGATTTGCTGGACTGGAAGGGGCGCGCCCAGCGTGCTGAGGCTGAACTGCGCCAACTGGGGTATACCGGCATTACCGCGAGTGAAGCGCCCGTGCAGCCGGTGGTGGATGGGACGCACACTGCGGCGCCCTGCATGTGGGTTCAGGATGCTGTCGACGACTCCTGGGACACGGGCTGCGGAAACAAGCACCAGTTTACGGATGGCGACGCGGCGGACAACCTGCATGCGTTCTGCCCCTACTGTGGAGGCCGCCTGTTCGAGCCAAACCACGACGCCCAGCCGGGCGAGGGGGTGGGCTAATGGACATGAAACTGCACCAGTCCCAGTTGCTCCCCGAGGACAATAAGTTCCACAAGGGCAACGGATCCGACGGAAAGCACTATTGGCTGACACCGCCGGAGGTATATGAGCCGTTGAATGCGGAGTTCAATTTCACGTTCGACCCGTGTCCGTATCCACTGCCGGCTGGATTCGATGGCCTTACGATGCCGTGGGGCGACTCCAATTATGTCAACCCTCCGTTTGGCTCGATCATCCACGAGGGCAAGAAGAAGGGGCCGACTGCCTGGGCGAGAAAGGCTATAGCGGAGGCCCAGCAGGGCAAGCGTGTCGTTCTCGTATACCCCATCGACAAATGGATCCTCATGCTGATTCAGGCCGGCGCCGAGGTACGCAACCTGGGCGACGTGAAGTGGCTTGCTACCGAAGATGGCTCGCCAGGAAAGGGAACTGGCCGGCACATTGCGGCTTTCGTCCTGAACGGATCAGCCCCGCAGCCTGCGGATGGAGGTGCGCCTTGAATGCCGCTGTCCTAGACCCCTGCTGCGGCAGCCGCATGATGTGGTTCGATCCCGCCGACCAGCGCGCTCTATTCGGCGATCTGCGCGACGAGACGATCACGGTGGTGGATCGGTCCCACCGCGAGGACGGGACGCGGGTGCTATCCATCCATCCCGAGGCGCGCATGGACTTCCGTCGACTACCATTCGCGGACGATACGTTCCCGCTGGTAGTGTTCGACCCTCCGCACCTTGTACGTGCCGGCCCCCGTAGCTGGCTGGCCGCGAAGTACGGGAAGCTGGGCGTCGACTGGCGAAACGACCTTCGGGCCGGACTCGCCGAGTGCTTCCGGGTGCTGCGCCCGGAGGGTGTGCTGATCTTCAAATGGTCCGAGGTCCAAGTGGCCACGCGCGAGGTGCTGGCGCTGACGCCGCACCGCCCCCTGTTCGGGCATCCCTCTGGGAAGCGTGGCGGCACGCACTGGATCACGTTCATGAAGCCGGAGGACCGCAGCGATGGCTGATCCTAAGGTTCTGATTGCCGCGACAGCCCTGAACAAGATGTTCCGCAGCAGCCATTTCAGCATCTGCACCCTCCGCGAGGTCGCGGAAATGCTGGGCATCCACCCGGAGCGCGAGGCATACAAGATGCTGCACCCGCTGCACTGCGTGAACTGGGCCGACATGCCGCGCGAGCTGCGGGACCAGGTGCCACGGCTGGTGGAGCAGGCTCTGGCCGGTGGCTTCCAAGCGTTCGAGGTCAAGCTCCCGGCGTCACAAGCATTGCAGGTCATCGACGCAGCACCAGCCACCCGCCGTCCGCTGATCAAGAGGTTGTTCGGAGGCCCCCATGCATGACGACCTGATCGAGCGGCTGCGCGCGTACGCGCCTACGATATTGCGACATGGGCTCGTGAAACCGCATAGCCGGGCCTCCCTGTCAAAGATGCTGACGGATGCCGCCGACGCCCTGGAGGCGGCGGGGCGGGATGCGAGGCGGTGGCGGATCGTGATGACGAAAGGGAAGCTGCCGGTGCGATGCTCTGGAGGCTACTACTACGACGACGGCATTCTGCATCCGACTGCGGAATCCGCCATAGACGCCATCGCCGGGCGCGGGGAGGATGGGGAGTGAGTCTGCATATCTACTCGGACAGAATGCAGCCAGCGACTGGATTCCAAGATCACACGTTTGATCCGCCCATGTCCTTCGGTGCGAAGGCCGGAAGACTGATCTGGTGCGAATGCTGTAGGAAGCGGCACCGAGCAGCCAACGTTGTGGTCCAGTGCTACTACGATGGCTGGCGCTACTGGTGCGCGCCGGGCAAGGGCTGTAAAGCCCCAAAGGTGATCGCAGCCAAGCGTCGGCTCGAGTTCCGCAATCGGAGCCAGGGTCAGACGAGGCGATGGGCGCGGGTTGCACGCGAGCGGCTCGCCCAGCAGGGACAGGGAGCCGCCACATGACCGCTAGGAGCCTGTCGGAGAGGTTGAACGCTCTGGCCGCAAAGTACGGAATGATGTACGACGACCTGGAACTGATGAGTGAAGCCGCCGCCCTGGCCCGGAGGGTGGAGGCTGCGCCACTCATCATCGCAAGAGCGGAGAACAGGCTCCCGGTGCGAAACGGGAAGCTGGTCCGGCTGGTCGTGGAGGAACCCGATGTCTGACCCGATCCAACCAGGAACCAGAATCGACTACATGGGCGAGACCGTTACGGTCGGAGCGGTTGGCTTCACGGGTGGCGAACGGTACTACTGGCTCACCTACGACGACGGCGGAACCGTGCTGATGATCCCAGCAACGATGGTGGAAGGAGGGGCGGATGAGCGCGGCTGACATCCCCTTCAGCGAGGCCGAGGCCGCCCGACGACTAGGCATCAGCAAGGCCACTCTTATGCGGGCAAGGGCCGCTAGCCTGATTCATCCCATGAGACACGGCCCAAGGACAATCCGCTACACCCAATCCATTCTGGATGAGTATCAAGAGCAATGCAGGAACGCCCCGGCCAAATCGGAGAATACTGGCTCAGCAAGCGCGAGGGGTCGGACAAGTGGTGCCGAACGTGGTTCGACGCCGCCGCCCGACAAACACGACGCGCTTCACTTGGCACAGCAGATTTTCAAGAAGGCAAGCTGAAACTCTGGGAGTGGTTCGCCAAGCACGGGCGGATCGCCCAGCAGCAGCCGCAGGACGCGGCCCTGGCCCTGGTCCTGGTCCGGTACTGGGAGCGGCACGCCAGCAGCCTGGCATCGGCGGAGTTCGCCAAGATCGCCCTCCGGTACTGGACCGAGTTCTGGGGCGAAGCCACGGTCTCCGAGGTCACGGCGGGCCGGCAGCGCGAGTTCGTGGCTTGGCTGGCCGAGGACGGCAAGGCGCCTGGGTACATCAAGCGGATCCTCACCGTGGGGAAGGCCGCCTTGAACCACGCGTACAAGGAAGGCGAGATCGCGAGCGTGCCCTACATCCTGCCGGGCGAGGACGCGCCACCGAGGGACCGAGTGCTGACGGTGGCCGAGTCAGCCGCCTTGTGGCTGTCCACCACTCTCCCCCATGAGCGGATGATGCTGGCCCTGCTGTACGGAACGCTGACGCGACCGGAGGCGGCGCTAGACCTGACGCGCGAACAGGTTGACTTCGGGCGGTGGCTCCTGGTGCAGAACCCTGCGGGGCGGAAGCAGACCCGGAAATACCGCCCCGTGGTGCCGGTAGCCGGGTTCCTGCGACAGGCGCTGCTGGATGCGCAGGACGGGCCTCTGGTGGCTTGGCGTCGCAAGCCCATCGCCAGCTTCAAGACGGCATGGCGGGCGCTCCGGCGACGGGCTGGGTTAGGCGAGGACGTGGTGCCCAAGACGATCCGGCACACGATGGCGACGGAGCTGCGGGCGGCAGGAGTGCCCGAGGCAGAGATTCAAGGCTTCCTGGGTCACCGAGCCTTCGGCGGCCGAACCGAGGTGTACGCCAAGTACCGGCCCGACTATCTCGGGCAGGCGGTGGAAGTGATCGATGGATACGCCAGCCGCGTGCGTGTTACGTGCGTGCTAGGAATGCTGATGATCGCCAACCAATCGGACGTAAGTGCCTGATATGATTGGTGGGCGGTACAGGGTTCGAACCTGTGACCCCTACCATGTCAAGCTAAGGTGACTCTATGAAAAACAGCAAGTTACACAATCAGGACGCCCCCGATCGCCCCTTAAAAACAGCGCTGGAATCGGGCGTGCGTGCTAGTTGCGTGTTAGGCGGCGGTTCCACCCCTCCGCCCCACCCTTCGAGCCACGCCCGTCTGATCCGAACCTCCCACTTGGTCGCCCAGGCTTCCACGTACAGCCGGGACCGGTTGGCAGTCGGCAGGAAATGGATGCGCATGTCCATGATGGACCTGGAGCCGTGGGTCTGGATTCGGTAGCTCCGGGTCACCTTCACGAAGTAGGCCACCTCGTATTCTGCCAACCACAGGTTGTGGTAGCCGTTGTAGTACCGCCAGCGGAAGCCTTCGGGGAGGGGCATCGGGCCAGCCTACGCCCGGCCAGTCTCACGGCCGTATACGCCCCGGGTGTACCCTGCGGCCATGTGCGGACGGTACGCCCAGCTCGCCAAGGAGAACCCCAACCTGCCCCAGACCTGGCGGGAGCTGCGCGACCTGATGATTCTGCTGCCGCCCCGGTACAACCTGGCGCCCACACAGCTATCCGGGGTCATCTACGACCCGGGCCCGGGGGTGACCCTAGAGCGCCTGCGTTGGGGTCTGCTGCCCGGCTGGGCCAAGGACGTGAAGCTGGGCTACTCGACCATCAATGCCAGGATCGAGACCGTGGCCACGAAGCCGGCATTCCGCTCGGCCTTCAAATCCCGTCGATGCATCATCCCAATGGCCGGCTACTACGAGTGGACGGTTAACCCGGGCGACGGAAAGAAGGACCCCTGGTACATCTACCCCGAGGGGATGCTATGGGCGGCTGGCCTATGGGAGCCGCCACACCGCCTACTCGGTGAGGGTGCGCCTGCCACGTTCACGATCATCACCGGAGGCTCCAGTGGCGTCTCTGCGGACATCCATGACCGGATGCCCGTGACCATCGCCCCCGACCTGATGGAAGATTGGCTGACGGCCTCGCCCGACGACGCCATGAAGTTCCTGCTGGCAAGCGAGCCGCCGCCGATGAAGGCCCACCGGGTCAGCCGGCGGGTGAATACGCCCAAGAACGACGACCCAGAACTTTTGGAGCCCGTAGCAACATGACCGACATTACCCAACGCATCCAACAGGCCAGCATGTCACTGCGGCAGGTGTGGGCCAGGCATGGCGATTCCGAGGAATTTTGGGCCGCTGCAAACGAGGTCCAGGAGGCGCTGGGCGATGGAGTCCCGCCCGAGGATGAGTTCGTCGTGGTGGAGGCTATGCAAGCGATCCTGCACAGCATCGGGGCGATCTCCGACGAAGACATGCGCGGGTTCGTGTAGCGCCAGCAGCCGGCCCATCCCTGAGCCGACCCGGGCCGGTGGATGTCCTCGGGGGCGAGGACCGGCGCGTTGCTGGCCCGGACAGTATGCCCATGACCTGGGCGAGACGAGTCTGATTTAGGCGCCTGTGATCGTGTAGGTGAACGAGCCCACCGTTTCTAGCGTGTTCTTGTCCCGAATTTCGATCCGGTATGAGCCCGTGCCGCCCGTGAAGGTCAGCCGTCCGTTCACGTATGTATCGGTGAAGGCGTTCCAGGTGTTCACCGTAACGCCGGTCAGCGAAGACATGTTCGATATCGCTGTGATCCGCCATTCGTAGTTGTCGATGATCGCGGCCTGGAAGAAGGCAACCGGAGCGCCGAAGAAGCGGGGGCTCCCCGTGAACATGGTTTGGTCGTACTGGTTTGTCTGGGTGTAAGACGGCGGCGCGGTGTTGTGGCACTCAAGCAAACCGCCCAGGACGCGGATACGGAAATAGTGGAAATTGCCCACTGAGCCGATGGTGGAACCGAACTGCGCCCATACAACCTCCGGATACGGATCGTAGACCAGCAAACGCTGCAAGCGGCTCATGTGCTGTACCAGGTGTCGGTGGTGCCGGACAGGTAGATCGACACCATGCGGCGAGCGGGGATGATGATGTTGGCGTTCTGCTGATACCGGTAGAGCGCCACACCCGACCCTCGCGAAATGGTCCAGTTTCCGCTGGCGGCTGCATTGCTCAGGGTGATGATCCGGCCTGCGGTTCCGAGGCTAGGCGGCAGCGTAACCGTGAGGTTGCCCGTGACCGTCTTCTCGGCAATCTGATCCAGGAAGGTCGCATCGAGCGTGATGTTTCCGGTAACCGGGATCGGCGTGATCGAGCCGCCACCGCCACCGCCCAGGGTCTTGCCGCCGACGTAAAGCCATACACCGCTATCGACGCACCGGAACGTGAAGGCGTCTCCGGCCTCCGTCGTGATGTTCGCCGCGCCAGGGAGTTGTAGATCGCTGGAATGGGTGAGCGTACAGACATCCTCGAACCGCAGCTCGCGCTTGCAGCCCACGTAGCCCGCACCCAGGCTGTTGATGGTGCCGGTCCCGGTGATGAGGACCGATTCCCCGTCGGCAGGGGCTACGTTGACCGTGGAGGCCGCCGAGATACTGGACGAGGCCAGCGAGTACATCTGCCGGATAAAGGCAGCATGGGTCCGAATGTAGTCGTCCAGGCTGTTCCCGATAGACTCCGACCCGGTTGGGTAGTTGTCGTTCGGGTTCTGGGAAAGGTCACCAGGGGAGTTGGGTACGGGCATTTTCTGGACCTCAGAAACGAGAAAACCCCGCTCGGGGCGGGGTCTCTGGAGGGGTTGCGGTGGGTGGTGGTACTATTCGAGGATGGAACCTTGGCTGCTGGCGCTTATTCTCAAGCCGCTGATCGTGTTGGCTTTCTTTGCTCTGTATTACGCATTCGTAATCATCGGGCTGAGAAAGCTGTACGACTTGCTTCCAAAGAACAAGCTGGTCGACGCTCTATTCCGAGAACGCGGGAACTGCGCTCCGTCCTATGGTCCCGGTTATCTTCGGAATTTGCCGGATCGCCCCCATGACCGCTCTTTGCTCCCGCGAAGGTAGGCGACTCATTATCTCGGCCGCCCGAGCCGGGTCCAGCATGACCTCCTGGACTATCTCCATCGTCCGATTGCCGTAGCTCTTGCGGAGCTGGTTGAAGGCCAGCATCGCCACACCGCTGACCGGCTCAACCATTGCAGCGCCAACCGGTCCAACGGCATCCTGCACTCTGTTGCCGCCGATTGCGTTCTGGACCGTGTTGGAACCAATGGCGCGCCCATCATTCATAGCTCGGGTCTGGCGCTCCAAATCCCTGCGTACGCTATTGATCGTGTCGAGCTGATCCTTGGTTAGCGTCTTGGATGCAGTGCCCCGACCAAACCCGGTAGCGCCGCGCACAGTGCGGTCCATATCACCAGACATACGCAAGAAGTTGGCATTCAGCACCGGGTTGTCATTAGCGTCTCTAGCGGCATTGCTGCCACCGAGAAGCCTGTGTCCAACCGAAGCTTGATCCGCCTTTCTCATCCCGTCAGCGTAGTCAGACAGGTAGTTCTTGAAGCTAGGAGCAACCTCAAGAATCTGTTCATCCAGCTTTCTAACCGCCCCACGCAGGGCAATCATTTCCTCGCCAGATGCCCGAGGCATGAGGGTCTGCGTCACATGCTTGCGCGCATTGTATAGGCTGGCTACGTCCTGCTTGCCGCGCTCGATCGGCTTGATGGCCCTCTGGACATCCTTCAGCATCGACTGCGCCGTGAGGGACGTTGGCTTTAGGCGACCAACCTCCTTGATAACGTCGTCAGCCGAAGCTCCATTTATCTGCCCAGACCGAACCAGCCTACGGGCTTCCAGTAGCATCCGTTGATCCTGTGGGCTCATCCGGGCCTCACGGGCCAGCGCCAGATTGGCAACCTCCCAGCCGGACGATAGGCGGCCCGCATCGTCAATGGGCTGCGTCACAAGTTGACGGACACGCCCCAACGATGCCTCTACAGTGGGATTGCCACGGAACTTCGGAGAATTGAGCGTGCGATCCACCCAGCGGGTGACCTTGATCCCCTGCGCACCTTCCAGCTTCTTGATATCCCGGATCACAGGACCCTCGGCTTGCTGGGTCTGCTGCCGAATCAGCTTGGCGGCGGAGCTGTCCGCGCCATGGAATCCGCCTCGGATGGCATCCACTCTCGCGGCGTTATTTGCAAGACGACGGGCGGTCAGTCGAGGCCCGAACTCCGGCATGTTCGCCAGCGTGCGCTCAAGACCGGAGATTCCAATATCCCCGGTCGCCTCGGCGAGTGTCGGGAGCGAGCCGGGGACAATCTGCTGGGCGTTCGCTGCATTGGCGCTCAAGGTCGATGGGTTGGAAGCGAACCCGGAAATCAGGTCGGCGGCAGCGCGCTCTTGCTGCCCGCGCGAGAATGCCGGGGATAGACGCGCCGCCTGCCTGCCAATAGCGCCGGGAACCGCAGCAGCCGCATAGCCACCACCTCCAAATAGGAGGCCAAGTCCAGCATTTGCTGCCCGACTGCCTTCCGATTCCACGGGCTGCATAGCGCCAAGCAGCCCACCTTGGGCGGCGTTGCCGGCAAATGTCCTTGGTAGGAATGCAGCCGCCGATGCAGTACCGCGCAGCAGCCCTCCAGGCGCAAGAATCTGCGCGGCCGTACCCGTGATGTTGCCAGCCAGGCCCGCTCCGGTATCCATCAGCGGAGCATCGAGCCTGCGTCGCTCGTCGATATCGGCCTGGAGCTCTTGGCGGCGCTCGGTCAAGTCTACGCCTGGGATAGCATCCTGGATTGCAGCACCGAGCTGCTGGGCGCCCTGGTAGGTATCCACCAGGGACTTGCCAACACCAGCCGCAAACCTACCGAAGCCGGACATACCATCAGTCACGCTCTCGGGTGTACCGCCGATGATGTCGATTTCTAGCGGACGGCCTTCGCTGAAATCGCCTTGCTGGCGACGAGCATCCGCGTACGCCTGTGCAAGTCGGCGCGCATCCTCCACGTTCCCGGCCGCATCGGCAGCACGCAATGCCTGCTCGATTTGCTGAAGGTTCGCCATTACTGGATTCCGTATTTGGACAGGAGGTCATCGACGCCGCCACTCAGCCCCGATCCAGTATCGTTGTCAGGATCGAAGTCTCCCCAGCTCGGCAACTTGCCCTTGAATCCGCGCAGAGTCCCGTTCTCTTCGTAGTACCGCGCCGCTGCTGCCTTATTTTCAAAACCTTGCTTGAGCTGGTCGAATAGCCGCTGCACACGGATCGCGTTCTCGGCCTCGCTGAGCGACGGGTTGTAGGCGCGGGCAATCAGGCGCTCGCCTTCCTTCTCCGTAAACTGAGCGCCGAGGATGACTCGCAAGCTTCTCTGCACCGTGGATTCAACCGTTTCCTGGGCCGCCATCGCACCGGGGTTGGTCCTGGCCTTAACGAAATTCGGGAGCGCCCCAAGCACTGGTCCAGTAAGCTGACCACCACCCTTCAGTTGATCGAGAACGTCTTTCAGCTCGGTGAGGGCCTTGTTCGCGTCGGCTGCGCCACCCTGGGTGAAATCCAGATACTCCTTTCCGTAGGCGCTATCGACAGATTCCTGCGCCTTCGTGGGCTTGATCTTGGATTCCTCGCGCTGCTTGCCCAGTTCGGACTCAACCTGGATTCTCAACTGCGCAGGCAACGCTGCAAGTTGCGCCGCAAGCCTCGCACGCTCCTTATCCGTCTCCACTTCTCCGGCAGTCGGACTGACGAATGGATTCTGCCCCGCACTCGGACTCGGCCGCGGGAGGGCCGGTGCGGGCGTGAACGTTGACGGGTCCCGGTCCACGGGAGCGCCATATCGCTGACCGGCACCGTTGTCGATTACTGACCCAGGATTCGATCCGGCATACATCGATACAAGATCGTTGAAGTACGCGGATTGCATCTGATCGACGGTTGCAGGGTCGGCACCTAGGGATTTCAACCTGTACCCGTACTCTGTGGCCTTCCGACCGATTTCCGCCATTTGCGCGTCCATCTGCTCAGGACCAGCAGCAGATGCGCCGGGCGCAGCCGGTTCAACTTGACCTGTAATCTGAACGGTCGCGGGGTCAAAGCTCAAGCCGTCCGGCGTGTCGATTCTGCCAGTGCGTCCGTTCAGTACGCCGAGGCGCTCACGACCATCCGGGCCAGTGAACTTGAACTGGCTAAATCCGGCACTGGAAGCTCTACCCTCAATTCCGAGGCGGACCTTGCGCGCCTGAGCCTTCTCTTCGTCGGAGAGCCCTTCCGTGAGCGCGTTGAACTCCCTGAGGCCAGCCGGATCACCCAACTGCCGATCCATCATCTGCCGGCGATACTGGTTCTCCGCAAGCTGCCGGCTGCCTTGGTTCATGGCCTGCAACCCACCCAGGAGACCGGAGCCGATAGCGGCACCGCCATTCCGGCCCTGGTTGTTGTTGGCGAGAATGCCCAGGCCGGCGGACAGAAGACCCTGGTTCATCAGGGCGCGGCGGTCCTGCGGGTCCATGTCGGCCTGGCCGGGAAGCAATGCGCCGGTGAGCCGGGCCATAAGCCCCTGCTGCTGGGGAGCATCGGGGCCGTTCACGCCGCCCGCGAATGGATCGGCCGACTGCTGCTGTAGGCGAAGGAACGCCAGCGGATCGTCCCAAGGATTGAACTGCTGACCGAACATTACTGCCCCCCTCCGAAGCCGAGGTTCATCAGGACGCTGCGCAACTGCTGTGGATCAATCTGGCCTTGCTGGACCAGATTGGCCGCGCCCAGTGCGCCGTAGGCTTGCGGGAACATGCCGCCAATAAACCCACTCGGCGCTGGCAACTGCGGCATTGCCGGTTGCTGCTGCTGAGCGGGCAAAGGCTGGCTCATCTGCGGCGGGGCCGACGGCAGGTAGAACGACGACGGCTGACCAGTCGGGAACGGCATCTGGTTGTTCGGTCGATTGAGGCTTGCGTAGTACGCAGCCATGTTCGACTGTAGGTTGTTCCCCGACAGGTCAGCAGCGGGCGCAATGGGATTACCTTGCGCGTCGGTTGCGCCACTGCCACCGCTGGCCTTGTTGGCGTAGTACATGAGCGGGTCGATTGTGTTCCCGCCGGGCAACTGCTCCATGCGGTTGATGTGGCCGGCGATGCCGGGGGCGGCAATACCCATCTTCTTGCTGAGCGAATTGCCAATCGGCGACAGCTTCTTCAGTGAGTCGAAAAGTCCCATTTACCTGCTCCCTAGCCAGCCAGCCAACGCACCCACGCCTGCGCCGATAGCGGTGCCCCATGGGCCTACTGCTGATCCAGTTGCGGCACCTGAGCCTGCGCCGGCTGCTGCACCGCCGCCGGCGCCGCCCAACATTCCTGCGAGAGAGGCACCGGCTAGTCCGCCCCCTAGCGCTCCAGCAAGCGGGCTGCTCCCATTGGGATTGGTCCCACTCACCGTCCCGCCCTGCACGGCGGACAGCGCCTGCAACAGCGGGTTCAGACGGTTCATGTCCCAGTCGCGGGCATCGAGGAACTGGCGGTAGTTGGCGTCCAGCCAGGTCTGGTTGAGGCCCTGCTGTTGCAAGCCCTGCTGCCCAAGCTGATTGGCGCCGAAATATCCAGCCTGATCCAGGCCAGGGGTCATGCCGAGCGCGCCCAACTGATTGCCTTGGTACTGGCCCCACGCCTGCAAATCGCGATTCAGTGCGTTCTCGGCTAGGCCGGAGTTGCGACTCAGGTCTGCAAGCTGAGCCTGCAAGGTCCGGTTCGCGCCCTGATCCCACAGATTCGCAGCCGCGATACCACCCTGTAGCTGCCGGTCTGCTGCCGAGTTGGCCATCTGGGCATTGATCTGGTTGTCACCCTGCTGGGCGGCAAGCGAGCGATTGAGCCCCGCCTCAGCAAGCTGCTGCTGCGTCGTGTAGTCGTTGAAGCGAATCCCGCTCTCGATCTCGCCCAGATTCTGGGCCAGGGTGTTCTGGGCGCTGTCCATCTGGTTCTGCATGGCCGTGCCGCCGAACGCGCCGCCCTGCTGGAACTGAGACAGCAGGCTCGGCATGGTGGCTTTGCTGAAGTTGTCGGTCACGCCCCGAGTCGACGCAGATACCATGTCCTCCAGGTACTGGTTCTTCCCGGCATAGGGATTGCTGCCCAGCGACGTTTGCGCGGTGAACGATGGACCGCCACTCCCCAGGCCAGCAATCAGGGGGTTGGGATTGTTGCGGGTTGCAGTCTGCATCCCAAGGAACGGATTGGTGCCTCCCTGGTACTGACCTTGGCCGCCCAAAATGCCGGCTGCATAGTTCGACCCGTAGTCCGAAAGACTGGGGTTGGTAGCTCGCTGGCGCACCATGTCCATGGCGGCGGTCTGGTCGGGCGTCATGCCCGACACGAGCTGCCCGGTGTACGGGACGTAGCTCTGCCCTGTGATGTTGCCGGCCTGGTTCAGCGCCGACTGAAACCACGGTGCCGCGTAGGCAGGCGGCTCGCTGGTCTGCGTGATCGTTTGATTCTTAGATCCACCACCGCTCACGGTGCGATCTCCTTATTCGAGGGGGATTTCGTAGGTCGCCGAAAGCAACCGGTAGCGCTTGGCCCACCCAGGACGGGGGCTGCTGAAGGTGATTCGCGATGCGCCCATTTGCTTGGCCGCGTCCCGGTACAGGGAAACGGCTGCGTCGTAGGTGTCTTGGCCTTTCGCGTTGTATGCGAGCCAGACGTGACAACTGACCGTGCCGCTGAACCGCTCCACGACACGCTCCAAAACAACGAAGCCGGCGTAATCGCCGGCCTCTTCAAACACAAACAGGGTTGCTTGCCCTGACCGAATTGCGTGGTACACGTCCTCGGGTATCCAGTCCTCAGCAGGCATCTGCTTCAGACCGTCAAGCACGGTTGCCCAGCAACCGCGAAGGTCGCTTGGGTGAACTGCGTGGTAGCCCATCAGTTGCCCGTCAGAAACCGCAGCTCGGCCCAGGTGCCGGGCTCCCCGGACACCAGACACTGCCACCCAAACACCACGTAGGCCGACCCAGGCGAGCCCAGTTCCTCGGGCTGGCTGTTCCGCAAGTAATCCCCCTGGTGCCACTCCCCGGTCGTGGGCGCGGCTGTAACCGCGTTATGGGCCGCTGTGATCCGACCCTCCGACAACATGTTCAACTGCGTGGCCACCTGCCGATGCAGGGTCGTGAGCTGCCGTACCAGGTGCGCGATGTCGGTCGGGAGAAACGCCTGTTCCTGAACCCTCATTCCGCCGAATCCCCGTCAATGGCCACGTCCAGGCCGTTGATGACCGCAGCGCCCTGCTGGACGATGCGGAACCGGTGCCACCGGGCCGAACGGCGCATGTCGAACCGCCCGCGCTGGAACGGGGCCGTGGCATCCGTCACCAGAGACTCGCCCAGCTCAAGCCGGTAGAAGTTCGTGAGCTGAGCGCTCGCAGGCTTCCGGGTGTATCGCGGTGTCACTCGGTCCACGTAGGCAAAATCGGTCAGGTCGCCGAAATCACCGGTCACCATGAACGACTGCCCGGGCTCTCCGGTCAGTGACATCAGCGAGTCACCGATGAACACCCCCGGTACGGTCTGATCGGCCAGCCAGAACGGCGAGTCATAGCTGATGTTCGGCAGATCGTCGTAGGTGGCGTACAGGTCTCCCAGCTCGTCGTAGGTAATCTGCCCGGACGAGTACTGCACAGCAGCCTGGATCGAGATCGACCACTTGCCCCACTTGTCGGTCTTGTAGTTGTAGACCAGGCAGGAATCCAACTCCCCATCCTGGCTATTCACACTCGGGTAGTACCAGTAGACCAGGCTGCGTGCCCGGTCCACCGTGCCGACGATGTTGTGCCGCTGGCCGGCCGACAGGTTGGCGAAGAACCACTCGCGGATCGGCGCGCCAATCGCGCGGGGCACGGTTCCGTCAAACCGGTAAATGTCGTCCGGGCCGATGAAGAAATGTTCGGTCTCAAGCGCCACCAGCGCCTCAGCGCCAGCACACCCGATGTCGCCCGCAATCCGCGTCCAGCTCCACACAATGGGCGGACCGACGTACTGGCCCAGGTACATCGAAGTGCCCTTGTAGGCCACCACCAGGTCACCCAAGGCCGCCCCTGCGGTGATCGGGCCTGGGCTGTCCAGCAGCCGCCCTGCGACACACTGCGTCGCCGCGCTGGGCGTCCAGTCCTCGTGGTTGCGGATGGCGCTACAACCCCAGCCGTCCGCCACATCACCCAGGGTCATGCCATTGATGTTCAACGCCAGCACAAACCCGTTTGCGGACACCAGGATCAGGGCGAGAGGCGCATCGTCGATGTCCTCGAAGTCATCCCCCGGCCCAGCCTTCTGGATGACCTCCGCGCGGTTGGTCGCCAGCACCACGTTGCCAAACTCGCAGAACCGCATCCGGTTGTTGCCGGAGTACCCGCCAGCACGAGACCGGTCTACCCAGTTGCCGCCTGTGGCCTCCTGGATCGTCGCTGCCGTGCCAGCAAAGGTGCGTTTGGTGCCGTCCAGCAACTCGGCGACGTAGGCGCTCGTGGGCGGCTCAGAGAGCGCCGGGAACCCAGCATCGACCGGAGTATTCGCAGCCGCCATGCCCTTGAGCGTGGGCACGATGGCATCGCAATCGACCAATATCCCAGGCGTTGCGCTATCGATGTCCGGCGCAAACCCCTTCAGCTCAAGGCGCACGGAAATCAACCTTCTGCGTGCTGGACGGGCCGAAGCGCTCTAGGTCGTACTGAGCGTTGCAGGCGTCCAGAATCCGCCGGTACTGGGTCGCCCACACCAGCGTCCGCTCGTCGTCCTTGAGGTAGGGCGATGCCTCAACCAGCGCGCCGTACAGGTACAGCCCCGGCTCTCGCAGGATCAGCCAGTTCTGGGGTGCACTCTCACCCAGCGCCGGAATTTGTCGGCGATAGATCAGCTTGTAATCCGTGTCTGCCGTGCCGATCAGGCGGATTTCCTCGTTGACCACGGTGTAGGCCACCGGGACCGAGGGCATGTCGTACTGTTGATCGGGCGTCACCGCACCGATGCGGAAGAACCCGCCGCCCCGCGCCACACGCAGCGACTGGATGCCGTACAGGTCAGCAGGGATCGGGATCACGCCACCCGACGACGTGTCAGCCACCTCGACCTGCCGCTGCCGAGCGTTCAAATCCCGGTTCATGTTGGCCTCGGCCAACTGGATGAACTCAGGAATGGCGGCGCTCAAGTCAGCACGCGCTAGCCAGTTCGCAATCGCCGTCCGCAGGCTGGCGTAGTCGGTAATCATTCGACCACCCGCCCTACCTTCCGTTCATCGACCCGGAATCCACTCAACTGCGGGTCGCGCAGCATCCTCTGCACATGGACCGGGTTCTGCATCCACTCGGCGAAGGTGATGCCGTTGACGATGCAGTACTGCTCGACAAGCCACGTCGGATAGGACGCCAACTTCGGCATTTCCTTGTCGCCGGTCGCGCCGATTTCCCGCTGCATCTTGCAGGCTTCCAGAGCGCCGTCGATTTCCTCCGCGCTGACGTGGATCAGGTCGCGGAACCCACCATCGTCGTGGATCAGTTCTCGTCTCATTGTTGCCCCAAAAGAAAGGGGCCGACTTTCGCCGGCCCCAATTCAGTCCACTGACGGGTGGAGTTACGGCGCCAGACCGGTAGCGGTCAGGTCGCGGATCGCGCCCAGGGTCGATTCCTGGCCCACCACCAGCGTCACTTCCGTGAGAATCTGGTGCTGCTCGGAGTCGCCCACCTTGGCGAGCGGGGTGCGCTGGAACGGACGGAGCTGGCCCAGCTTGATCTTGTCGTAATCCAAGATGTAAGCCGTGTTGATCAAGCCAGGCTTGCCCGCAACCGTCATGACACGGTTCGGCACGACCTTGGTGTTGCCGAAGTCGTGGCCATACACGTCAATCGCGGTTTGCAGGAACTTGGAGTTCTTGCCCACCTCGTTGACGCGCTGCACGTTGCCAGAGAAGGCAGACGCCGCCTGCTTGTGCGCCGGGCTGACCATCAGCACGTCCGCATCGCCGCCGTTCTGGTACACACCCAGAATCACCGGCTTCAGCAGCGCTTCCCCGAAGGCCCGCAGGGTGCCAGCCACCGGACCGGTGTTGGTCTGCGGATCAGGCGCAACGCCAGTGTCCGAGTTCAGGCTGTTGTTGGTCTTGATCCAGCCGAACAGGCCGCGCATCTTGCCAGCGGTGTTTGAGCCGTTGTCAGTGACAGCGACGGGGTTGCCGATGGCAGCCGCCTCGATATCGCGCTTCAGCTCCACAGCCTTCTTTGCAAACAGGCGCTTCACTTCCGACTTGCGGCCGTACTTCCTCACCGCCTCGGCAGTGCCCGAAACGCTGATGGTGTCCTGCACGATCTGAGTGCGGTTGTTGTACTGTCCGGGCTGGGTAGCAGCCGCGAAAGTCGCATCCGCGCCTTCAATGGCCGCGTTGTCCGGGTTCGGATTCCGGTACACGTCGGCGGTCCACTCGTGGTAGACGGCCTTGACCGGCGTCCGCTTGATGGACGAGGTGAGGGGCGCATCGGTGGGCCGGTAGTTGTAGATGGTGTCCTCGACATCCTCAGCCAGACGGACGACGGGGGTGCTTACGAGCAATTGCGTGGTCATTTCCTTATTCCTCGATCAATCCATCAGCCCTGCGATCGCGTCCAAGTTGTTCGGGTCGCGCTTCAACTGTTCGCGGAACTTGAGCTTCTGGGCATTGGGTTGTGCGCCCGCAGCCGCTGCGCCCGGGCGAACCGTGCGGCGGACTTCGGGCGGTGCTTGTTTGGCCTTGGCGGCCTGGAGCTGGTCGAACTTCGCGGCCTTGAGCGCTACCAGGAGCGCTCTGTGGTCCACGAGCTGAGATAGCTCTTCCTGCGTGTAGCCAATACTGGTCAGGAGCTGCGCAACGCCGTTCAGGGCGGCTACGCGCTGCTTCTCGTCGCGCAGTTCCGGTGCGGCATCGAGCAACCGTTGCTGCTCGGCCTGCACCACCTCGGTCATACGGCGCTGCTGCTCCTGCTCCTGCTGAGCCTGGATCGCTTGGCGCTGCTGTAGGGCCTGCTGGAACTGTTGGGCGCGCGTGTTGTACGCGGCCTGTTGGCGCATGAACTCCTGAGGGTCCGAGTCGATCAAACTCGCATCCGGCTGGCTACCGATCAGCTCCTTGTGGAGCGCGCCCAGGAACACATCGAGCTGATTAGCAGCGGCCTGCTGCTTCTGCACGATATGCTGGGCCACCTGCTCCACCTGGCGGCGCTGTTCGGCGACCTCGGCCGTCTTACGGCGATAGTCGGCATCCTTCATGTACCCCGCACGCAGCTCGGAGAGCTTGACGCGGGATTTCTCGCCGGCAACCTCGACCTCAAACTCGGGGTCTTCGTCGGCTTGCGGCGGGTCCTGGCCGTCCTGGCCGTCTTCGAGGACTTCCTCTTCCTCACCCTCGGGCAGTTCCTCGTCCTCGACCTCTATCTCACCACCTTCTTCACCCATGGCGGCCGTGATCGAATCCAGGTCAACTTCACCCGTTTCGAGTTCCGTATCCGGTTGACTCACTTTTCCTTCTCCCAATAAAAAAGCCCGCTTTCGCGGGCTTCGGTGAGCGGGTTGAGGCTGATGCCTTCCCGCGTGTCAGGTTGTGTGGTGCGGTTACTCTTCCTCGTCGGCTTCCATCAGGCCGGCGGCCACCAGGGCGTCGCGGATGGCGTCAATGGATGCCGCGAGGGACGCTTCGTTGGTGTCGTCAGCGTCGGCAACGAAGGCCGCTTTCTCGGCCTGCAACGGCGCGAACGGCGTCTTATCCGGGTTCAGCAACGTGGCGTAGCCGGTCGGCAGCTTGCCTTCCGTGTTGGGTACAACCACCAGTACATTTGCGGGGGAGGTCATTTCAGGCTCCTAGGCGGGTGCCGTCCGAGAGGACAATCTCGTACCGGTCACCGTGGATGACGGGCGCACCGAATCGGTTGGTACTCCACAGTGCCGGCGCACCCTCGAAAGGCACTGTTACTCTGCAAATCATGTGGCCAGCATCGGCCAGCTCGGTCAGTCGGACGAGAACTTCCGACCAAGATTGCGGGCAGCTTCCGCTGCTTGTTGCAGCAGGCTGGCTTTCGCCACCTTGCCCGTCTCCATCGTGTATTCCAGATGGCCCTTGACCTTGTGCAGGTTCTTGAGGGCGAGCCAAATGCTTTGGCGGCCGTCCTCGTCTCTTGCGGGGCTGTTCTTCCATTGTTCGGTGTACTCCTGTTCGATCAGTTCAAATGCCTCGATCAGCAACGGGTGCTGCAACAGACGTGCAGCCTCATCGCCTCGGCGGGACTCTTCTTCGGGGGTCATTCGGCCATCCCTTCAGGTGGCGGGTTCTGCGGCCGATTGGCCTGCGCGATGAGTTTTTGCTGCTCAAGTGCCAGCTTCTCGCGAGCCTCAAACATTGCGACGCGCTCTTGGCTGGCGATTTTCTCGCGCTCAATGACGAGCTTCGTTTCGTTGTCCATCTGGCCGCGCTGGAGCGACGCCTGAGCCTTGATCTGCTCGGCCGCGATGATCGCCTGCGCCTCGGGCGATCCCTCCTGCTGCCCACCCTGGGGCTGCTGGCCCTGCTGCGGCGCAGTGAAGAACTGGTCTGCATCGCGATAGCCCATCGCCTCGGCCATGCGGGTGACCGTCTGGTACACGTTGGCCGGAGTCGCCAGACCCAGCGGGATCACGCGCTCCTGGGCCTGCCCGATGAGGGTCAGGTTGGCCACCTGCTGCTGCCGACCGAACGTGCCCACACCCACCGACACACTCATGTTGTAGCGGTTCTTCCACTCGCGCGGATCGACCGACAGCCACCGGCCGTTGATCTTCACCTGCTGCACGCGATCCTGATGCTGGGTGACGTTCTTCAACATCAGGTAGTACATGCGCTTGAAGCCGGTCTCGGCCAACACGCGGGCAATCAGGCGCAGGCGCTGGGCGCCGGCGTTCATGAGCGCCTGGACGCCCTCGCTGCCCACGCTACCCTTCGACAGCGACTCAGCATTCACCGCCGAGTTCATCTCGGTGACGCCGGTCCGGGTGTCGCGGATCTGGTCGATCTGGTTGATCAGCTCAAGGCCAGCGCCGGCCACGAAAGGCACCGCGACCTCGCGGACCATGCCCGGCTCTTTCACCCGAACCAGTCCGCCAGGGCGCGGGGACAGCACGTCGTCCAGGTCCACCTTGCCAACAACAACCTCGGTCCTCGGGTTGTTCGACAGATACACGTTGTCCAGCACCTGGCGGGACAGCGAGGTCTTGATCCGCTGCAAATCCTCGACCAAATCCCAGAACCCCAGGCCGACCACCTTGTAAGGCATCAGGATCGGCGTCATCAGCCAGAACGGATGGTCGTCCACCACATCGTTCTCGAAGATGACGTTGTGGGCCTTGACCACGCGCCGGTACTCCGACCGCCCGTCGCCGTCGAAGTCGATGCGCAGATACGACTCGGACAGCTCGACCTCACGCTGCGACTCGTCCGGCTCGTCGTCGCCGCCCGGCTCGGTGCCATCGTAGGAGTGCCTGGATGCCTCGTCACCCGACAGGTCCAGCTCATCGTCAGCGGCAAGTCCGTCGATCTTATCGCCGTCGTAGCCCATTTCCCGCAGGTACGACAACGTGACAGTCCGCCGATGCTCGATGAACCGGCAGTCGGACAGAACGCGGGTGTCCTTCGCTACTCGGATTTCCTCCCCCGGGATGCCCTCGTTGCGGAACTCGATGGTCTCCGTCACCCGCTTTGCCACCACGCCGTACGTCACCAGCAGCTCAGGCGGGACGCCCTCCATAGCGCCAGCCGATGGAACCTGGCCCTCGATGTATTCCTCGACGATCTCGATCTCAGGATCGTTCCGTAGCGCCTCTACCTCGACCTGGCTCAGCCCGCTGTAGCGCTCTTCTTTGTACTCTTGGCGCCGATCCACATAGCACTTGCCCCAGCCCGCACGCATCAACAGCGAGGCCTTCACTGCGTCGTGGACGGTGGTGAAACCATCCTCGTTCTTGCGGTGGATCAGGTATCCGACGTAGTTCGTGGCATCCGAACACGCCTGCTCATCCTCGGGACCATCCGGCTCGAACCGGATGATGTCGTCCGAGCTGGCGAAAATGTCCATCAGCGACGGCATGGCCCATTCGATGGTATCCATCAGGTCCTTGGACACCACCTTGGACCGCCCAGGCGTGTCAGGCGGGGCAAGCTCGCCCTTCGCCTCGCCCAGGTAGTACTCCATCGCCTTCTGGCGCTGGTCGGCCGTCAGGTCATCGACGCCAATAGACTGCCGCGACAGCTTCTCAATGGCTGCGCAGAGCTGGGAGTCGTCCATTTTCATGCCGCGCCCTTCAATACGTGGAACCGCTCGATCTCACTGCCACGGAAGCGTCCTGCGTCCAGCACAACGAATTTCCCTGTGCGCTCCACGAAACGGCCCTCTATCGCGCGACCATCACGCAGCCGGAGTCGAACCCGCTTACCTGGGTTCGTGGATGTGTGTGGTGCAGTGCGCATCAAACAAACCTCAGTTCGGGGTACTCAATCCGTGAGCCCTTGCCAGCGCCCCAGACCTCGTTCGTCAGCTTCTCGGCGTTGATCGCCAGGTATCGGTACGCGTCAGCGCCGTGGCTCCACTCGTCATGCACCGGCCTACCGGGCTCGCCAGTGGAGACAGGCACGCCGCGCCGGTAGCGCTTCAGGCACTCAAGCAGCCGCGCTGCCTTGATCCGGTCGATGTAGGTTTGCCCCAGCGACATGCGGGCAGCGCGGATACCGGTCTCGACAGACTGGTTCGGCGTGATCTCCACGTCCCAATTCAGCCCCGCGAGAATCTGTTGCGCCGTCCGCCCCGTCTGGATGTTGCCGTGCGTGCCATCGTGAGGCAGCCACAGCGATCCCCAGTTGTAGTTGCGCTTGCGTAGCTCGCCCGACCACCAGTCCAGCGTCTTGTGGCTGTCCTCCAAGTACTCGATGACCCGGAGCGTGGACAGGTGCCGCTGCACGAGGATCAGCGACATCGCGTCGTTCCACCCCAGGTCCCAGATGACATGGACCTTGAGCGCCGGGTCGTAGGCAACGTCGGTGTAGCGACCGGACGACGTGAGCGCCGCCACCTCGTCTGCGTAGATCGCACCCGCTACCGTGGGCCGGCACTTGCCTTCCCAAATGTTCTCGTAGTCCGCCTTGGGCATCGTTGCCTGCGCGTGCTGGCGTTCCTTCTCCAACACTTCCGGAAACCACGGGTTGTCCGGGTAGTTGATCTGGATCACCACCGCATCGGGCGGCGGGTTCAGAACGAACCGCGTCCACGTCTCGTCCGTGTCCAGCTCGGGGTTCATGCTGATCCAGATTTCCGAGCCGTCCTTTCGGATCGTCGGCACCAGGATGTCCCACGACCGCTTGCTGATCGCCTGGGCTTCCTCGCACCAGACGATGTCCACGCCCTCGAAGGACTTAATCGACTCGGCCGTCAGGTCCGATAGGCCGGCGAAGAGGAACTCCGTGCCATTGGCGCCCTTGATGACCGACGCCTGCACCTCGTAGAACGCGCCCAAGCCCAGCGCCTGAATCTGGTCGCCCAGCAGCTTGTGCACCGAGTCCTTGATGGACTTCTGGATTTCACGAGTGCACAAAATGCGAAGGGGCCTTTCGGCCCCCTTGATCAGCAACGCTCGTGCGAACCCCCAACTCTTTGCCCCGCCTCGTCCGCCGTGGGCCACCTTGTAGCGGTGAGCCTCAAACAACGGGCGCAGCTTGTCGGGGAACTCAGCCAGCGCCACGGAATGTCACCTCTACGCGCAAGTCCTGACCGTCCTTGCCCACATGCTCAACTCGACCCAGCTTGGGCGCGGCGAACTCAGCCAGCTTCACGAGCTTGTCCAGCGCCTTGTCCGGATCCTTGGCGGCAACCTCAGCCAGCCACAGCGCCACGTTCTCGGCGTTGTCCTCAAGAAGCTTGCGGACGGTCTCGCGGAACTCCTTCGTGTCCTTGTTCGGCCTGCCCTTCCTTGAGCCGCCACCGGTCTTTATGCCCTTAGCCATCGCTCTTATGGCAGATTGCCATTAGCCCTGCGCTTGCCCAGCGAAGTTTGCCGACATGTACGCGACCAGCGCGTCCCAGGTCTCGAACACGACGCACTGCTCTATCGGCGTCTTTGCGTCAGGCCCAATAGCCCAACCGTTCTGGGTCTTGATGATCGCGATGGACTTGCCGCTCAGCCACGTGGGCATGGCTTGATCCTCTCTCGGACTGTCCGCTTGGGATAGCGCTTGGCGTAGGCGGCCTTGACCCAGCGACCTGAGATTGCACTGCGATAGCGGTAGCGTGGCTTGCTCATAGGTTCACCTCGGCTCTGTCTGCTCGGACGACGGCTTGGAGCCCTCGGACCTGGGCGTCGCACTCGGCTGCGGCTCGAACAATTCGGCCCGCACTCTCTGCTCGGTCCTGGGCTCTTGCATCAGCGATGACGGCGGCGGCGGTAGTTGCGGACAGCTCGGAGGTTGCGAGCGCGTCCTGCCAGCGCTGGTGCAGCCGGAGATTGCCAGCGCGCAAATCAGCGATGACGCGGTCAGCAGCAGCCTGTGCATCCTGTTTCTCCTGTTCGTATCGGGCGCCAATGGCGGCCAGCTCGGCGGACCGTGCCCGCTCTACCTCAACAATCGCCGTCGCCCGCTCAAGCAGCACGGCCATCTGCTCAACTGCAGCCTCAGCCTTTACAGCACGGGCATCGGACAGGCTCTTTGACCACAGGGACCAGCCCAGGGCGGAACCCAGCAGCAGGACCAGGGCGAGCAGGATGCGGGTCATGTCAGAAGATATCGACGTCTGACAAAAGGAAGGCAGCGATGGCTACACAGATAATCCCAAACAGGGCCATCACTCATCCCCCTCATCCCCTCTCGGCGCCCCGCTCCACCAGGCGCCCAGCACGAAGGCCAGCGACAACCCGCACGAAGCGACGATGCCCAGCAGGACTATCTGCGTCACGGTCACTTGCTCTCTCCCTGCTCGGCCACGCACTTAGCATGGCGCTCAAGTTGTCGGGTCCAGACGCCCTTGCAGCCCTTCGGCCCCCAGCTCGTCGGAAGCGAGCAGTCACGGCCGCCGGCTCGCCGGTACAGCAGCAACGCATCGCAGGCCTCCCGATACCGGCCAGCCAGCAGATGCCGCCGCATGGACGACTGCCGCCAGTTGCCGATGCCGAAGTTCCCGACGAAATCGACGTACAGGTCGTACTCGCCCTGGGTCATCAGCACCCCAGGCAGGCTGGCCCGGAACCGGACCTCTTCCTCGGAATGCAGGTTCCTCGCCAGCTCGGCCGCCCGGTCCCGGGTGATCGGCGGGTCCGTCATGCGAACCGGCGTGCCGTCCTCGTACCGGGTCGATCCGTGGCCGATGGTCGGAACATCGCCCTTGGTCGGGATGACCGGGCGCTCAGTGAACCCTTCGTTGATCTTCCAGGTCGCAAGGCCGGCGCCGCTCAGCACCAGGCCGGCGACGGCATAGCGGACAACCGGGTTCACTTGAGACCCCGCCTCCGGTCCTGCCACGCCCATATGCCCTTGAGGATCAGCCAGCCGGCCTGCAGGACGATGTAGGCGAGCGTGGCCACCATCACCCACTTGTCCAGCGTCATGCCGCCCACTGCCGTAGCGGCGCTCACAACGGCCGGCGGGGCGACCTTGGCAGCCGCCATCCCTACGTCTGTTTTCATCGGTCCCCTGTTCCTGTCGGGCACAAAAAAGCCCCGGCGGGTTAGGCCAGGGCTTCGGAGGCAACTTTGCTCGCGCGTAGAGTAGGGTCGCCAAATGGGTCCAGTCAAAACCCAATGCTGGACGGTGACCGATGGTAGACCGCGATTTGCTCTTTCCGGAACCGGTCTTCCGCAACTTTCCGGCGCTGCTGCACCCGATCCTTGACGCGCTTTGACCTAACCTTCCCCGCTAAGGCCAGGTCAATCTCTCGAATTTCGAGCCCCATCCCCGCCAGATGCTTCTCAACAGCTCGGTCCAATAGCGAACGGTGCGCATCGTCGTCCCAGTCGAACCTAAACCATTCCCCAGAGCATCTGAACGATGCCAAGTGCTCGTGTAGGGATTCCTCCATAGCCCTAGCGATTGCCAATGATGAACACTTGATCGCCCTGGCCGATGTGATCCTGACCGGGCAGCCCGTCTGCACCGAAGGAATGCGCGCCTCAGGGCAGTTGCTCCTTCCGATCTTCACGTAGGCGGGCCCGTTGCCATCGCGCGCCAATAGAACGTAAACCTCACATGGCTCCAGCGATCTCCGGCCATACCCTCTAACAGCACGGGTCATGCGGCAGCCCCCGCTTGGTCGTGACCCAGCGCGTCCGAAAGCTGCCTCACCGCCTCTTGTTCCGCCTCCCTGAATCGGCCCAGCAGCCACTCATAGACCGGCTTCCAGTGGCGGACGAAGTTCCTTGAATCGGTCTCCAAGGCCTTGGCTCGGCGAAGGTCGGGGTTGGGGTCCAACCCTGTCCCCTTGCAGTTCGGGCACTTGATTAGCAGCTCGGCCTTGATGATCTCGCCCCTCCCCTCGCAGTCTGCGCACCTATGGGCGGTGGCGATCTCCTTCAGCACCGCGCCGGTTAGCGATGGAAGGCTCTGTAGGGTATTCCTGGGCCACGCCTGAGCCGCCACCTGCTCCAAGCGAGCCCGCGCCCTGTCCCGCTCCGAACGCTGCTCGGCTGTAACAGCCCCACCCCACCCCATGATGGCCTCAGCTATCCCGAGATCGGTACGCGCCTCAGTGAGCCTCGCCGCCTGCCGACGTAGCTCCGGGTGCACCAGCCCCAGTACGGCCGCCCTCAGCTTCGTGCGACTGAGATATCCACCATCCGGCCACCAGCACGCGATCAACACCTCCCGTCCCAGCCCGGGCGTTACGAAGGCCAGCGCCGCCGCGATGTCCTGGTTGGTCAGTTCGGCTACCCCGCCCCGGCCGATGTCCATCTTGACCGTTTGCGGATTCAGCCGGGCCAGCAGTTCACGAACGTTGCTCATCGCTCTTCCCCTCAATGTGGATTTCCAGCCTAGGCCGCTCCCGGTCCATCCCTGCCCGCTCGATCGATAGCGCCACGATTTGGCTGTCGTCGTCCCACAGACCCGCGTGGGTCAGCGCATCGAGCGGAGCCTTCAGCACGTTGTCGATGTCCCGCCGCCGGGCGTCCGGGAACCAAGCCTGGATTCGGACCACGACCGGCTCGGCGCCGAACCTGACCAGCTTTGCCAGCAGTACAATCAGCTCTACGTCTGTCCGGTACTTCCGCCCAGCCGCGGCGATCAGCACCCGGCCATTGACGCTGCGCCAGTACCGATTGACCGATG